GCGTTAGTCTTTCCACCACCACCCGGCATATCCGGGGATTCTGTCTTATCCCAGATGGTCTTAAGGTCACGGGAAGTCTTCACCAAGTTCTTCATCGACTTGTTGGCCTTCTCTAGTTCACTAGACAGACCCTTAAATATCTTGGTGAACTTGGCAATACCTGCGTCATCAGTCTTGATCCCAATGCGCCTCTCCATCGGCTCCGTGCCTCGGACGTTGGACGATTTCTCCCCCGCCGTAGTTCGGGCAGCAGTGGCCTGTCGGTCGTGATCATCAGGCATTACTTAGCCCTCCACGAGGTCATCTCGTTCCAGAAGGAGCGTTGTCGCACGGACATTGCCCTAACGTCCCCCAAGGTGAAGCCGGGGTACCCCTGAGCGATGCTTTCGTATTCCCAGTAGACGTGTGTCAAGTTAACCGAGTAAAAGGGAGGCCCAATCCAGTAACATCACGATGTTCTCGTCGCAATGTCCGCACGGGGCTTCCACCTCCTCCAAAGTAGGACCGGGCTGGTCGTCCAACACTGTGGCGATAATGGCCTTACGGTCGGACATAGACAGAGCCCTAGACCACTGTGTCTTGACCTTGTCCGACCTGTCGTCATCCCAGATGACAGCATGAGCAACAATGGCTGTGTTCTGCTCTGCTGCGTTGCCATCCAAGGCAGCGATGATCTGAGCATCCTTACCGGTGAGGTACTTGACTTTGACCTCTGTTCCGTCCTTCAGTTCAACCACACGGGCTTCGGTAACAGACCCCTTTGGCTGCTGGACTGGGAAGTCCTCGTCAAGGTTAACCCGCACGTCACTACTCTTAGAACAGTGCCCGCAGGTGATAGAGAAGGAACGGACATTGCCGTAGGTGGCCTTGATAACCCCCAGAAACAGCAGGTCCCTGTCCCCTATGATCAAACTGTCTAAGACGGACTTGTTGCCTTTAATAGACTGTGTACCTATTGACAGTACTGCTCTACGCAACAACGCTGTTGTGTAGTCTGCGTAGGTCACATCCTCTTTAGTGGACAACCTAGCCAACTCTTCCTCGTCCTCCCCAGTCATTTCCCGAACAACCGCTGTGTCTTGCCACTCCCCAGAATCTGGGTCGATTACTCCCCTGAGCAGGGACACCGTGGTTGGTGCCGCCTTCCCTACTTCTGGTGGGGACTCCTTTATAGCCTCATTGAACTCATCAGCCTGTGCGGCCAAACTTAAACTCATTAGTGTCCTCCTATATCGGACTTATTGTGTATTTATCCGTCAGTATTGGGCTGCCAATTCATAGAGAAACCTTCATGGTGCAACTGCAACTGCTGGATGAGAATACCATTATCGCCAGCGTTGAGATCGCTGATGGAAAAGGAACCGGGCCATGCGTTCCACAGCGTGAGGGATAGCCTCGGCGGTAGGTTCACGGTGGTGGAACCGGCTGATGGGTCTGTATCGTAGGCATACCCGGTTTCAGTCACAGGGTGGTCAAACACCGTGACCGTGACCGAACAGCGGTACTCAGATCCCTCACCGCCACCACTACCATTGCCTGCTGAACCAGTACCCGTGGGGTAACCCCCCTGCCATGAGTGGAGGAACTCCTGCCAATTGTACAGGGCGCTACCACCCTCCGGGGCGGCAAAGACACCGCGTGCTAGAGACACCGGAGCAAAGTCCGACTGTCCTACCATCTTGTGTGGGTGGGTGTTCATCCCACCTTCCCTGTACGGGATAACCTCGTTGGTCACGGCGATACCAGACATCTGGGCAAACCCCAGATCGCTGATACCCTTTGCCATCGTGGCTAGGGGGCTATCGCCCGTGGGATTGATTTGTACCCTGAACTTAAAGTTCCTAAGGGGGTCAGTACGGATTACTTGAGCCATTGTTTGTCTCCTCCTTAGAGAGTTTCGACGGCGTTGGCACCGCCAGTCCACTGACTGACGTTGATGATGATGTACTCAGCCGGGTACTGGAGTGCCAGCCCAACCTCTACGTGTAGTTCGCCGTTAGCAATCGTTGACGTTGTGTTGTTTGTGGCATCACAAGTCACATAGAAAGCCTGAGACTCACTGGTTCCCTTAAGTCCTCCGTTTGCCCACAGGGTGCGAAGGTCAGTCTGAATAACCGAGATGACTCGCTGCCTGAGGTTGACATCGTTGGGCTCAAAGACTGCAAACTGAGTGAGGATCTTCATACGAGCCTTCACGTAGTTAAGCGTCCTACGAATAGGAATGTACTTCGCAGGGGCAGTTGGTGCCAGAGTACGAGTACCATTTACGATGGCTCCGGTACCCGGAACCAGCCTAACTGGGTTGATGTTTGCGTCGTACAGCGTGCCCTCTTCGGCTTCGGTGTAGTTGGACGCCAAGCCAAACACGTTGGCTAGTTCTAGGGTGTAGCCAGCGGGGGCCTTAGCCACCGAGTGCATACGCTCTGCCTTGCCGTAGATAGCCATGATAGCCCCACCCAGAGGTGCAGTACGCAGGGCGGCTGGTCCAGTCTTGGTGGGGTCACTCACAGTGGCACCGGGGTAGTACACCGCCCCATAACCGCTGTTGGAGTACGGAGACACCGCACTTAAAGCCTGTGCAGCAGTAGTGAGCGACGTATCCGGGTCGATGATCACGAACCCGGTGCCTCGTGTCTCTGCATACGCCAAACCAAGGTTCACCGTTGACGAATCGGTAACCCCCGGCATGTTGATAATCAGATCACCTGTGACCTGCTCCAGATAACCTAGGGAAGCGTTGTAGTCGGCAGCAAGTGCAGCAGTACCATCAGATCCCCCTACCAGAGCATACGTACCGGCGGTAATCATCGTATTCGCAGCCTTGGTTGGGGCAGCCAATGCAGACACCCGCAAGTAGTCTGAGTAGTTGTTCAGTAGGGCCGTGATACAGCGAGCATTGGTGGTGTCAATGGATATTTCACTCCACCGCTCCTTCTCAGCCCCACCCAACTTGACGATCATGGTGAACGTCCCGTAGGTAGTAGTACTCGCCGCTTCATCCCCAGCCGAAATCTCAACAGTCAGGTCACTGCCCCATGCGCCAGCGTTCTCTGCCGTAAGCAGGAAGTAATTGGAGGCTGTACCCGCCACGGTGCCCCGGACGTAGCCCGTGGCCTTCTCAGCCTGCCCGCCTGTGGCTCCACCAGTCAAGGTGAAAGTAACGGCGGTAGCGAACGAGGTGTTGACCTGATCACCAGAGACATGATTGTTAGTGGCCTGTGCGGACACCGTGATGTACTGAGAGCCCGAAACAGCGTTGTTGATAGCCTCTGTAGCAGTCCCTTCTGACGTGGCGTTGGCGAAGGTCAGGCCAACGTAGGTCTCCTTGGTGACGCCCTTGTACTTGACGGTCACGTCCAAGAGGCCCGTACCACCACTAGTATCAGTATCATCATTGCTAGCATTCTCGGAAGCAACAATAGTGATGTTGTCTCCATCGACACCTGCCAACTTGGACGTGGCGGTAAACAAGGTCTTGTTGGTGTCGTGCGTCAGAGCAAGGGTTGAAGCAGTGTTGGCAGTAGTGCTGCCAGTCAACACGCGAGACACATAACACTCCACTCCACCATTGGCGAAGAACTGGAATACAGAATACCCCAGTTCAAATGAAGGGCTGATGTCACCGTAGACGCTGACAAATGAATTCCATGAGGCAATCAACACGGGCTTGCCTATTGGACCCCGTGTGGACGTTCCAACAAAGGATGCAGTCGTCCGACCGGGTCGGTTTGTGACGATGGCCTTAAGCGGGGCCTCGTTGATGTACACGCCGGGACGTGAATAGGATGGCATAACAGTTACTCCTTACAGTGGGTTACGGGTTTCACGACAATACATCAGCCGTTATCTTGTCTTTGACGGCGATCTCGGCCTGAGCCGTTACCTGCCCGATGCCTGCCAAGTTGGAGGCCGGGATCTCTGCCGTGATTGATAGTGTGTAGACCTTTCTGAAAATACGTTTCTTGAATCCTGCTTCTTCATCGACCATGTCTGCACTCCTCCAGTCCACCAAATCCATGTGGCGCTGAGAGTCGTCAATACCCACAGCCAAATACCCCCGCCTGAACGGGGCTACCTTGGTCAGAATGTGGGATTGCAGAGCACGGTCGTGTAGCGCCGAGCGCGTAAACGTGGTGACTTGATACAGCAAGTCAACAGGTACGTGCTCCAAGGCGCTGACAAATGGGAGTGACGCTGCCCCGTTAGCAACTAACGTGCTTACGTCAGTAGTGGTATCAGGCCAGTACGTGAAAGTTTTAGCATCATCTGTGGCGTAGTGGTCATCAGGTTGGCCCGTCGGGGCTGTGCCTCGGAAGTTGTAGATGTTCTGCTCAGAGTGCTGCCGAGCCCTAGCATGGTTGATGTCCAGCATTTCAAGAGTGATGAACGGGTACTTCTTCTCGGTCTCCCCCTCGGGGTACCGGAAGAACACCTGTACATCACGGGTGGTGTCCCGGTCATCAACCAACTGAATGCCTGAGAACTTGGCCTTCAAGGCTTGGTCTTCGGCAAGCAGGAACCCAGCGCGATCAGGCATAGTGCTGATTCACCTTCTTACCTATGTCTTCAACCACATCATCCAGTTTCTTAAAGATGGTGCGCCTTACGAAAGCCTTGGGAGGCTTGGTAGTATCACCAACCTCCAGTTCCAGAGGCTTATGGCTGAGATTGGGTGGGACTTTGAAGAAGCCGAAATCCAGTTCGACTCCGTCACCCTCGCCGTCCTCCACCTGTACTACATCATAGTACTTGGCAATGCTTTGGTAGTCATCATCACGCTCCAACCGTTCCCGAGACTCCGAAACGTGCTCTTCCAATACCTCATTAGCAGCCTGTGCGAACACACTGGGCAGCGTCTTCACAAACTCAAATGCGTAGGCTAGTACTGCTGGAGTGCCTGACAACAGGCTAGGGCCACGGTCTACGGGGAGGTCAAACGAGTACGAAGGTGCATCGTCATACTGAGCCATCTGGCCTCCTCACGTACTCTGGGCGTCTGATAGGTTCTGGCGCGCACCGGAACCTATACTAATGATACACCATTTAAGCGGGGAGAGTAGCAGGCCAAGCGTAGTCGTTAGCAGTTATTCTGGTGGGACCGGGGTCAAAAGCGAACTCCTGATCCATGTACCTTTCAATGCCCTCAAAGCCAATGATCAGTTCGTCCCTGACCCTACCGCGAGACCGGTAACCCGTGACGGAGTAAAACCTACCATCGTAGAAGAACATATCGTTTAGGTGTGTACGGTACTCTGTAACGTCACTGATACCAGCATCCCGCATGTCCTTCACAGAGGCCACGCCAATGGCTGTCTGCACCACATACCGACCGTCTGCCTGAGCCCTCTTGGTGTCCTCGGTCTCCTGTATCTGTACTACTGGTAGTACAATCCCGGCCTGATAGCGCAAGCCGCCTGTGGCTGACAGCCCCTCATCGTACACATCGTCATACAGGCTGTCTGTGGCTGCTGTGTCCCCAAAGGGCTGCAACTCATACCAGACAACCATCTCCCCCGTCTCACGGTGGTACCTCCGGTAGGTGTCCCAGATGTGGTCTGCCTCACGACGCACATTGGTCATTAGAGGTACCTAACGCCTGAGACATACCCTTCAGGAGGATCACCGTCAATGAACACCTCGGTGCGTAGGTCGTCCTGCTCCTCGGCAATGACGATCTGGCCGTCATCAAGCGGTGAGTAGATGCGCTCAATCGGGCCGTAGTCACCCAACTCACGGGACTTCTGGACCGGCACCAGCCGGTTGGTGGTGCGGGAGGTGCGCCGCAGGTTGAATACCTCAATGCGATCCAGCCCGATGTTGAGGGCACGAGCCTTCTTCTCGTACTCTGCGGTCCAATACGTCAGCAGTTGCTGGATCATACGGAAGCGCTGGGAAGCCGGGATGTGTACGGCCTCAGAGGTAGTAACGTCAATGTCCCGGCTGTACTCAGTCATCAGTCCCCAAAGGGACTCAATCATGGCATCAATACCGATAACGTCTTTGACTACCGCTGACAACTGCTCCTTATCCATGTCCAGCGTATGGAGGTGCTGATTCAGGGCCAGCGTGGCGTAGAAGGTCAAGTCTGAGGGGAGTAGCCACTCAAAGTGGTAGCCCTCTACCAGAAGTTTCGTGCCTGACGCCTGAGCCGCTCCCAGACGTAGCAAGCCATTCCTATCGTCAAGGGAATACTGGCTAGTAGTAAGTTCCGTCGTCGTGCCACTAACATATGTTGCTACCCACAGTTTCGTTAAATCAATGTTCGGGTGACCTAGGTCAAAGGTGCGCCCAGTAGCATCGAAATCCAACTGGAAGAACCGGGGGAAGTCCCGCAGGTAGTTCCTCGCTGTGGTTTCAACGTCAGTCAGCGCAGCCATAACACCATTGTACTACTAACCGGACGAGTCTGTTCCGGGTACGGAGTCCTGTCCGGGTTGGTTTACAGCGGGAAATATGTCACTGATACGAGCAGGTGTGATGCGCCGAACTGATGTTACGTGGACGTTAGAATAGGTACTGTCAGGCTTCGGAAGGTCAGCCATTCTCTAGGGCCTCCAACCGTCCAGTTAGTTCCTGAATGGCCTTGACGATGGGTGCCGTGAACTCACTGTAGGCCAGCCCCATACTGTGCTCATCCTTGTGGACAATACCTGCGGTGTCATCACACACGGCCTCCACGTCCTGAGCACCAAACCCCCAGTGGCGCTTGGCCGGGGAGTCCTTAAAGCGGTATGACAGGGGCTTAAGAGAAGTAACGAAGTCCAAGCCGGGTGCTTCCTCAATGTCTTCCTTCAACGCCAAGTCAGACGATTCAGAGACACTATTGCAGTACACGGTGCCCGAGAAATAGGCTGTTCTATACCTATAAGCACTACTCCCAATGTTATAAGTAGCGTGGGAGGTGGGGGTGAGGTGTCCGGTATGTAAATACCCGGTAATCGGGTGGTTTATTCCAGCAGACTTAGGGAGGTACGTTCCAGCCCCGTCCCAGTTGATCGTGAAGGCTGTACCCGTCTGATTGATTGAAATGTCGGTGCCCCCGTAGATTCCCAGTAGGCCCCCGTTGGTCATTGTGGTCTGAGACCACGATGCACTGGCGACCCTGAAAGAGTACGCAGATGGGCTGATGTTAGAACCGTCAATCGTGACCGTTCTGTCCGTGTTCCTAACCGTAATCCCACCAGCACCATGAAAGGACACATGCTCGTAGGCGGCTACCTGTGCCGCAGGAGAGGGAGTACCACTGGTGTACAGGCTCCAGTTGTACCCAGAAACGGCACCATCAGTGCCATCGTCACCTTTGGGACCCATAGGACCTGTGGGACCCTGTGGTCCTTGTGGGCCTTGTGGGCCTTGCCCTCCGGTGGCCCCTGTAGCCCCCGTGGCCCCTGAGGACCCAGTCGCTCCTGTTGCTCCTGAGGCTCCCTGCTCCCCTTGGTTACCAGCCGCTCCTGTCTGTCCCGCAGCAGAGGCTGTAGCCGAGTACTTACCAAGGTTGGTCCATACAGCGGCAGCGGTCTTGATCCACACAATGGACTGGCCGTCGGCTGGCGTGATGCTGGAATCAATCCTGATCTCACCGATAGTGCCCTCAGTGGCCCCCGGTGAGGACGCGACCGCAGTCGGGTTGGCCTGTGGAAGAACGAATACACGCTTGTCCACGATGGACGAAGCGCTGATGTCAGTGTCACCACTGGCGTAGTACACCGAAGCAATGAGCATCTTCGATGTATAGTCAACGTCTGAATCGTCGGGGAACCGGGCGTTGGTAGCACTCTGCCCGTTGTTGGCAGCAGTGCCTTGATGGGCAAATACTACAAAGTCACTGCCCACCTTCTTAACAAGGATCAGAACGAACTTGGCGTTCCCAGAGGGGGGAGCCGCCATATTCAGGACAGTGTCCGATGAGAGAGCGTGAGTCGAATGCCCGAAGTACTCACCGTTCAGGTAGCCAGTTAAGGCTTCAACGGTGACGGTGTTGGTAGCCGTCCTTGTAGTGGCCCCTCCGGTAAGGACTCCTGACTTCTGGTACCCCAGAGTCTGGAAGTCTCCCTTATCCGGTTCTGCTTGATCTTGTGCTACCCCGTCGGGGCGGTTGGGGACCGTGAAGGCCATGTGCTACCTCATGCGAGAGTGTCGTAGATGTTTCCGCTCCGACGCAGGTAGTTATACAGGTCTGGCGGGAGGTCGTAGGACTCCCCGTCGGTAAAGTCATAGGGCTGACCAGCGAAGTACATGCGCCAAGTTCCCTTGACGCGAGCCCGCTGAGTCTCCGGCTCAACAGTGACGGTTTCCTCAACCACCTCTGCTTTCTTAGCAGGAGCCTTCTTCTTAGCAGGGGCCTTCTTCTTAGCAGGGGCCTTCTTGGCTGCTGGCTTTGGAGCCTCTTCGACTTCAACTACCTCTTCTGTTTCTGATTCTTCTACTTCTTCTACTTCGATTTCATCAGCCATCTTGTGTTAAACCTTTCCAACGGGTATGTAGCGGGGGGGCGGGGCTCGTAGACCCCAACCCCCCACAACACTATATCAAATCGCAACTAGGCGATTGCACCACCAAGGGTGTTGATGACAACTCGTGACTCGCTGGTGATGACACCAAAGCCCCAGATGGCGTACCATGCGAGGCCGTGCTCACGCCCGAAGTCAATCACGCCACCGTCGCGCAACTCCACCGGCAAGGCAATAGCCTGACCGAAGGCGTTGTCGCCAATCATAATGGCGTTGTAGGCTGTAGCCAGAGGCTGGACACCAGAAGTACTGGAGTCCGAGTCCCACGCTGAGTGCGGTAGGGTTGTTGCACCCAAACCCTGTGTGACCTGAGTGGTCTCAATGAAGACCACGTCGTACAGGCGACCGATTTCACCGAGCATGAAGTTACCGGGTGCGGCGTACTTCGTGACCTC